TCATCGCTCTGGTCCTGATGGCCACCCTGACCCTCGGGGCCTGTACCACCACCGCCCCGGTCTACATCCCGACCCCGGTGCCCTGCGTCGTGGTCCTGCCGGTCACCCCGGACTTCCCCTTCGACAAGCTCACCGTCGGCGCGGACATCCACACCCAGACCAAGACCCTGCTGGCCGACCGTCGCGTCCGTATCGACGACCGCCGCCAGCTCGTGGCCGCTGCGGGGTCCTGCTCATGATTGACTACGCGGACACCGTCACGCCCGAGCGGGCACCCTGCGACCACTGTGGGGTGATGACGAAGGAGGAGGATGCCGACACCTCCGACGGGATGTGGATATGTGAGCCATGCGGGGAGCTGTTCTTTTGATCACCCGGCTCCTCATCGACGCAGACCTCATGGCCTACATGGCCGCCGCGGCAAACCAGCAGGACTACGACTGGGGTGACGGGGTGACCTCCACCACCACGGACCTAGAGGCCGCCAAGGAACGCCTCCGCTCCCAGATCGACGAGTGGATGGACGCCTGTAAGGCCGACGCCTTCACCATCTGCCTGTCGGACGACTTCAACAACTTCCGCAAGGGGATCGACCCGACCTACAAGTCCAACCGTGGGACCGTCGAGCGGCCTGAGCTGCTCTACGTCCTCAAGGACTGGCTGGCCGGATCGTACCCATACGACCGTCGCCACTACCTTGAGGCCGACGACGTCATGGGCATCCTGTCTACGGAGGACCACGACGAGAAGCGGATCATCGTCTCACAAGACAAGGACATGATCACGATCCCGGGCTGGCTCTACCGCCCCTTCGACGAGACCCCGGTCCTGCGTCTGGTCTCCGTTGAGGAGGCCGAACGGTTCCACCTGTACCAGACGGTGACCGGCGACGCCGTGGACTTCTACCCGGGGTGCCCCGGTGCCGGACCCAAGGCCGCAGCCAGAGCTGTGGACGACCGGGAGGGCGTCGTCTCCCACGTCCACACGTTCACCCGCGGACCCCGCAAGGGCGAGCAGGAGACCCGCTGGGGACCGATGGTCTACCCCACGGTCTGGCAGGCCATCGTCTCGCTCTACCAGAAGGCCGGGCTGACCGAGCGCCACGCCATCGTGCAGGCCCGGCTGGCCCGCATCCTCCGTAACGAGGACTTCGACGGGTCCCGCGCGATCCTGTGGAACCCACCTACCTAAACGCTTCCCCCGTACACCGCAGGATTGTCACCCACCCTTGGAGCCGAAAGGCTCCAGATGTCCTGTTCTCTCCCTTGAAGGCTCCCCTCGGTTCACACCGTCGGGGGCCTTTCTTGTTTCCGAAAGGAGCCTCATGGCCCGCATCCTACCCGAGACGGCGTCCGGCTTCCTTGAGGAGCTGAACCTCCGCTTCCCCGAGCCGCGTCCTACCAACGGCCAGTCCCACGCGGACTACATCTGGTTCTCTGCCCAGAGAGCCGTCTACCTGCAAATGCTCGACGCATACACGCAAGCCCGAAAGCGCGGCTGAGTATGTGCCTCGTGAAAACACCCAAGCCCGTCGCCCCTACCGCTGGCCTCGAAAAGGAAGTGCAGGTTCTTCGCAACCCCTTCCTCGACGGCCTCGACCCGCTGGTGCAAGCCAAGCGGACGGGGATGTCCTCGCTCCGCGTCAACCGCAACGGCCCCAACACCCTCCCGCCTTCCGGCCGCATCGTGCGCCCCGTGGTCGGAGGCTCTGGCCCGACCCCCTCAGCGCCGTCGACCGGCTACACCCCCGCACCGCTCCCCGGTTCGGGTGCCCCCCGCATCACGCGCCCCACCTCAACACAGGCTTACTGATCCATGGCGACCACCCAAACGAAGGGTGAGTCGAGGACCATCGGCAAGGCCGCCGAGCGTTATGTCATCGGCTCCCCGAACCGCCAGACGGTCCTAGAGCGGGCACGTAAGGCCTCCTCACTCACCATCCCCGGCATGATCCCGCTGGACGGGCAGAACGAACACTCCACGTTCTCCCAGCCCTACCAGAGCCTCGGCTCGCGCTGCGTCTCCCACCTGTCCTCAGCACTCCTGCTGGCCCTGTTCCCGCCCAACCTCCCGTTCTTCCGCCTCAGCGTGGACGAGCTTACCGTTCAGGGTCTGGGCGAGGGTCTGGGCGAGGTCGAGGGCAAGCTCGCCGTTCTGGCCCGCGTCGTCTACTCCCTCATGGAGGGGGCCTCGCTGCGCCCGGCCATGATCGAAGTGATCCGTCACCTCATCGTCTCCGGCAACGTCCTCCTGTTCACCCCCGAGGCCCTGCCCGCCCGCCTGTTCCGTCTGGACCAGTACGTGGTCAAGCGCGACCAGTTCGGCCGCGCCGTCGAGACGGTCGTCCACGAGAAGATCGCCGTCTCCAACCTCGACGATGCCACCCGTGCCGCCGTCGGTATCACCGACCCAGCCTCCGACGAGGAGCTGGACGTCTACACGATCATCGAGCGCATCGGTGAGAACATGGAATGGCGTCAAGAGATCAAGGGCATCCTTGTTCCTAAGAGCGAGGGCGAGGCCCCCGTCGACGCTTCCCCTTGGATCGCCCTGCGCTGGCTCAACGTCCCCGGCTCCGACTACGGCCGCTCCCACGTCACCGAGTACATCGGGGACTTCATCTCCCTCGAAGACCTCTACAAGTCGATGGTGCAGTTTGCCTCTGAGGCATCCCGCATCCTCCGCGTCGTCGACCCCAACTCTGGGATGGATGTCGAGGAGCTGGCCGCCGCCGAGAGTGGCGACTACCTCACCGGCTACGGCGACAAGATCGTCACGCTCCAGCTCGACAAGAACCAAGACTGGTCCGTGATGTCCGCCTTGGCGGATCGCATCGAGCAGCGCCTGTCGGCCGCCTTCCTCCTCCGCGCCGGGATGACCCGGGACGCAGAGCGGGTCACCGCCGAAGAAGTACGTCTCGTCGCTCAAGAGCTGGAGAACGTACTCGGGGGGACCTACACGATCCTCTCGGCTGAGCTGCAAATGCCGCTCGTCCGTCGCTTCATGCACATCGGCGTCCGCCTCCAGCGGGTGCCCGAGCTGCCGTCCACCGTCACCCCGACGGTCGTCACCGGCTTCGACGCCCTTGGCCGTGCCCACGGGGTGAACCGCATCCGCGCGTTCATCTCCGACCTCCGCATGGCCCTCGGTGAGCAAGCCGCCAACGCCATCATCAACGGACCAGAGATGGCCCGCCGCCTCGGTGATGGCCACGGCGTCGACGGCCTCGAAACCCTCATCAAGTCGGCCGACCAACAGCAGGCCGAGAACGAAGCAACCCAGTCCCAACAGGCCATGGCTGCTGCCACACCACACATCGCCAAAGCCGCAGGAGAAGCGGCCCTCCAACAGGAACCATCTGAATGACCAACCCTATCCGACCGTCGGCTCCGGCCGCCAAGCCAGTCGCTGTCCCGCCCGCCGCCGACGTAGCCCCGATCTCGGCGGCTCCCGGCATCTCGGTGGAGAGCAATGACTCCGTGGGCACCGCCCGCCCGGCCAATCTCCCCAGCGTCGTCTACTCCCACCCGGCAGGCATCCAAGTCGAGACCTTCACGGGCCTCCAGCCGAACGTGGCGTGGGTCGACCAGAGCGTACCGGCCCCCGCCGGGGCTCAGTAAGTGACGGACGTCGCCGCGCCTGCGGCCATTGATCCCGCCACGAGCCTCCCGACCGGGGCTGTCCCCGACGCTGCCTACGTCGCCCGCATGACCGGGGCAGTCCACGGGGAGCCCGCCAGCCCCCCGCTGGTGGCCCTGTCGAAGACCGAGCGTCCCGACAACATCCCAGAGCAGTTCTGGGACCCCGTCTCCGGCACCACCAAGACCGACGACCTCGCCAAGTCCTACACGGAGCTGCGGGCGAAGATGGACGGCAAGGCACCCGCCCCCGCCATCGACCCCGCCGCCCCGGTGGACTCGACGAAGATCGTCCGTCCCGAAGGTGCTGCCGAGCCGAACCCACTGTCCGACGCGGTCGCCGCCATGTCCACGGCCTACGCCGCCGACGGCGTGGTCTCCGACGACCAGATCGCCGCGGTCGAGGCCCTCGGCCTGCCCCGCAACGTGATCGACACCTACTTCGCTGGCCTCACGGCCTTGGCAGCCCAAGGGCTCGCTGAGGTCAACACGGTCGCCGGGGGTGCCGACAAGCTCGCCGCCGCCACCTCGTGGGCCGCGACGAACCTCACGGACGCCGAGCTGGCCTACTACAACGACCACGTCGATACCCCCGCAGCTCGGACCCAGACGGTCGAGTGGCTGATGGGCAAGTTCGCCGCGGCTCGCCCATCCGAGGGTCGCTTGGTTGGCGGCCAACCCTCCGCCATGGCTGGCGACTTGTTCCGCACCTCGGAGCAGGTCACCGCCGCAATCTCCGACCCCCGCTACAGGATCGACCCGGCCTACCGTGAGCAGACTGCCAATAAACTGGCTCGCTCCCGCTCGGCTGGCACACTCGACAGCACCGTGCAGCACTTCAAGCGCGGCTAACTACCGGAAGCCGCCCCGACGGGGGCGTCCTCCCCTCCTCCTCCCTCATCCAGAGAGAACCTGACCACTGGCCGCCTGCGGGCGATAACCTGTGTCTCCGGGAAGCTCGGACATGGGCGGGTCTCACCCCCACCCCCTCCTCCTTCCAGAAGAACCCCTCACTATGTCCAACTCCACCCCCAACTTCGCCGGTCAGAACCTCGGCACCGGCGACACCAAGGCGCTGATGCTTGAGCTGTTCGGCGGCGAAGTCCTCACGGCCTTCCAAACCAAGGTCATGTTCCGCGACAAGCACCAAGTGAAGACGCTGGCCAACGGCAAGCTCTTCAAGTTCCCGGCCATCTGGCGCACGACCGTCGGCTACCACGTCCCCGGCGTGGAAATCCTCGGCTCGCAAATCCCGCACACCGAGATCACGGTGTCGCCGGACGACAAGATGGTCTCCAGCGTCTTCGTCTCCGACATCGACGAAATCCTCAACCACTTCGACGTCCGCGCTCCGTACGCCGAGGAGCTGGGTGCCGCTCTGGCCCGCGTCTACGACAAGAGCGTCCAACGCACGATCATCCGCGCCGCCCGCGGTGGTGCCCTGTTCTCGGGCGACACCGGTGGCTCGATCCTGACCGACGCCGGCTTCGCCAACGACGCCGTCAAGCTGTTCGACGGCATCTCGCTGGCCAAGGAAACGATGGACAGCAAGGACGTCGACGTCATCGGCTCGCCGGTCTACGCATCGCTGGGCACCGCCCTGTGGTACCTGATGGCCCGCTCGGACCGCAACCTGAACCGTGACCGCAACGGCGGCTCGGCTTCGGATCGCTCGCACACGCTGACGACCATCGACGACGTGCAGATCATGAAGTCGAACAACACCCCGTACGGTGAGAACACGGTGACGACCCCGGTCGACGCCGCTTCCGGCCTGACGATCCCGTCCAAGTACCGGATCAACGCCACCAACACCAAGGCCATCGTCTGGACCCCCTACGCCGCCGCCACCGCGGAAGTGCAGGGCCTGTCCTCGCAGGTCGTCGACCAGCCCGAGAAGCAGGGCACCCTGATGCTCGCTCGTCTGACGACCGGCTCGGACCCGCTCAGGACCAAATGCGCCGTGGAACTCAGGTCGGCGGCGAACGCCTAAGTGGCCGCTCAGGCCTGTGCCACGTGCGGGCTAACGAAACCTCTGTCGGGGTTCTACCTCGACAGGGGCCGCCCGCGCCGGGAGTGCAAGCCCTGCCACAACGAGAAGCGGAAGACGGACTACAACGCCCGTCAATCCGCTCGACTGGCCGCTCGCAGATGTAACCTCATGCGGATGTACGGCATCACCGTCGAGCAATACGACGAGATGTACGACACCCAGCATGGTGCCTGCGCCATCTGCGAGCAGCATTCCACCTCCTTCACGCAGCGCCTAGCGGTGGACCACTGTCATTCCTCAGGGGTGATCCGGGGTCTCCTGTGTGCGCCCTGCAACACCGCCCTAGGCGGGTTCCGCGACAACGCCGCTTCGCTCACCCGAGCCGCGGCCTACGTCGCCGCCTACGCCTAACCCGAGGGGACTTCAGCACACCGCTGGGGTCCCCTCTTTTTTTCGCAACGGACTTTCACCCATGCCCGCCACCTTCATTCCGCCGCTCGACGAGCTGGCCGCAGTCAATGAGCTGCTGACGAGCATCGGT